CAAGCCGCAACTTCGCTGTAAGCGAGTTGTCGAAAACTGGTGACAGCGAGAAGTTCCAAATCGTGACTGAGTGGACACTGAAAGTGTCTGCTCCGAAAGCTCACGGTGCGGTATACGACCTGTCGTAGTTTGACAAGTTTGGGGGTGGCGGACTTGAAAACCGCCGCCCCCTTTACTTATGAGGAGAGGTTATGACAAAAAGATTTGTTAAAAGGGACGACATTACTGGCAAAGAAACTTGGGCGCATTTTAATGATGATGGCTCTATGGTTTTTGAAACAAGTCAGAATGTAGACGCTTTGCTAAAATCAAACAGAGAGCAGCAAAACGACTTCAGAAAAAACAGCCTAGTTGGTAACACACAGAAGCATCAACAGAAGGTTGCGGAAATACCCACAGCGTTGTATCATCAGTTACTGCTTGAGCTAGGACAACCAAAGGACAACCCAAATGGTTGGAAAAAGTGGCTCAACGAATACGATAATAGAGCATTTAGAACTAGCGGCGGAAACGTATAATGGCAATCACTAACTACTCAGAGCTTCAAGCATCCATTGCTAACTTTCTAGCTCGTGATGACCTTACAGCGCAAATCCCAGACTTTATATCATTGGCCGAGGCTCGGATGGCTCGTGAAATGCAGGCTCGCAGTCAAGAGAAACGCGCTACAGCAACACTAACTGCTGGCGACGCTTTTGTATCCCTGCCGACAGACTTGCGCTCCATACGGCTTGTTAAGTTAAACACAGCGCCGACAGAGGTTCTTGAGTACTATACACCTACTCGTGTAAACGAAATTTACGCAAACAACTCAGAGGGCAAGCCAAAGGGTTACACAATCATTGGTGGTGAAATTAAGTTTGCACCAACTCCTGATGCTAACTATACGGCGGAGATTGTTTACTCAGAGGGCGTTCCTGACTTGTCAGATAGCAACACAGTCAACATTATCTTAACTCGCCACCCTGACGCATATTTGTATGGCGCACTTGCTGCTGCTAGTGTATATTTAATGGATGACCAGAAGACAACAGTTTACGAGCAGTTGTTTACACGGGCATTAGACGAAATAAAACGAGAAGAAGAGCGCGGCAAACAAGCTGGCTCTGGCTTGTTTATGAAATCCAGTTACGGAGAATAAACCATGAGCGCAATGAGTGACTACCTTGAGAATAAGTTTCTCGACCACTTTCTTGGCACAGCAAGCACATCAGCTCCTTCGGCTGTTTACATCGGCCTTCATACTGCTGACCCTACTGACGCTGGCACAGGCGCTGAAGTTAGTGGCTTTGGTTATGCTCGCAAGTCGATGGCTTTTGATGCGTCTTCGTCTGGCACGGCATCTAACAGTGCTGCTGTTGAGTTTTCTGCTGCTAGTGGTGGCGACTGGGGAACCATTACTCACGTTGGTATTTGGGATGCGTTGAGTGGCGGAAACTTGTTATTCCATTCTGCCCTGACAACCTCCAAGACAATCGCAGATGGTGACATCTTTAAAGTTGCCGCTTCGGGCATAGACATTACGGCGGCTTAGTGTTATGGCCGATATTGTTGGGCCGACACTAGAGCAGCTTGATAGCTGGGGGCCTCTTGAAGCTGTCCCCAACTACCCACTAGACAATTCATTTTGGAACACTGTAGCCATCCGCGAGGGTGCTTCAACAGTTAGCGCGTCTGCGTCTGTATCTTCTAATGCTGTTAGAATACAGTTTGGTGGCGCGGCTCCCTCTGTTACCGCGTCTATGTCGCCAGCAGGTATTCGCATACAGTTTGGTGAGGGTGACACAAGCGTTTCCGCGTCCGTATCTGCTGAAGGTATTCGCATACAGTTTGGCGCATCTATGCTGGCTGGCCCAGCGTCCATGGTTGCAGAGGGCGGAGTTCTTCTTTCTGGAAATGCGACTATGCAAACGCAAGCTATTATGGAGGCTACAGCGTTTGGAATATTTGATGCCCAATCCATTATGTCTTCTTTTGTTATATTTACAGAAACTGGAGTGGAGATTTTAGGCGAAGAATGGTCTATAATTCCTGAAGGTTCGGAAAGCTGGGACAATGTTATTGAAGGCTCTGAAGTCTGGAGTGTCGTGTCTGAAGGCTCAGAAGATTGGAATGAACAGTAATGATTAAATTAGGACAATTCTTGCCAGACCAGCCAGCATATCAAAACGCTGGGGCGACTGTAGCAAATAACGTAGTGCCAGCGGCAAATGGCTATGGAAATCTTCCAGATGTTTTGCCTTTTTCTGGTGCGGCTAATGAGTTCATTCGAGGCATGTTCGCGGCAAAGGATGACTCAGCTTCTTCTGCTATCTATCTTGGCGACGAAAACTCTTTGTACAAGTTTGATGCTACAGACTCGTCCCTGACGGATATATCCAAAACAAGTGATGCTTCGTACTCAACTGGAGATGGTTTTATTTGGAAGTTTGTGCAATTTGGCGAAGAAGTTATTGCAACAAATTACAGTGACCCAATACAAACGATTGTAGCGGCTGGTGGCGGTAGATTTGCAGACTTGGGTGGCTCTCCTCCTAAAGCCAAGCACATTGCTGTTGTGCGCGATTTTGTCATGTGTGGTTACACTAATGACACCACCGATGGTGAGAAGCCTTATCGTGTGCGCTGGTCTGGTATTGGCGATTATGATAGCTGGGCTGTTGACCCCAATACACAAGCTGACTTCCAAGATATTGCCGACATGGGTGCAATCACTGGTCTTGTTGGTGGTGAGTATGCGACAATCTTAATGGAGCGCGGCATTGTACGCGCTCAGTATGTCGGTTCACCTTTGGTCTTTGAGTTTGACAAAGTTCAGCTACAGCGCGGTTGTAAAATTTCTGGCTCTGTTGTGTCTCTTGGGCAAAATGTGTTTTACTTGTCTGATGACGGTTTCTATATGTTTGACGGTCAGTCATCGAAACCCATTGGCGCAGAGAAGGTTAATAGGTATTTCCTTAATCGCTTTCAGTCAAACAACTCAGCACGAATGAGTGCCGTTGTTGACCCTCTTCGTCAGATTGTTGTCTGGTCATACCCTAGTGTTGACTCTGGCGATGGAACCCCTGATGAGTTAATTATTTATAACTATGCAACGGATAGCTGGAGTACTGCAAGTATTGGTTTGGATGCTATGGCTCCTTTATTTACTGCTGGCTACACCCTTGAAGGTCTTGCTACTATTACTGGTAATTTGGATAGCCTCCCTAGCTCATTGGATTCTTCCGTTTATAAGGGCGGTGAGTTTTTCTTTGCTGGCTCAAAAGACAATAAAATTCAGACGTTCACTGGCGACAATCTTGACGCCATTGTTGAGACGGGTGAGTTTGATTTGCAAGCAGGGCGCAGCTCTCTTGTCAGTAATATTGTTCCGTATGTGGAAAACAATAGTGGCGTACCCCTTACGGTTACCGCTCAAGTTGCCTCTCGTGACTCTCAAAATGCTCAGGTCAGCTTTGGGGCGGCTTCTACGTTAAACAGTGACAACTTCTGCCCTGTTCGCTCATCTGGGCGTTTTCATCGCGTAAGGCTTAACCTTAGCGGTAGCTGGACAAATGTGCAGGGCGTTGATGTTGATGGTCAGGTTCGGGGTCGTCGCTAATGGCCAATCAATACCGCAATCTTCCAAAGCAGGGCGGCACACCGCGTCAAATCTCTGAGGTGGTCAACAACATCTTGGAAGGTAAGATTAACTCTACAGGTGAGTTTACGACAACGGCAAACACCACATCTACAGTTGTGAATGACCGCAGGGCAAGTGTCAACAGCATCATATTGCTTGTTGGTCTTAACTCTCATTTTCACAACTTAAACATATACATAAGCACTAGGGCCAACGGCAGCTTTACTGTCGGTCACACGGGTCATGGGAATGATGTTGACATTGGTTACGTTATTATTGGTTAGAGGAGAACGCCATGACAGAGATGACAGTAAAAGATTATGCCAAGATGGGGTTTGACGATTTTCTTGCCTCCTCTGATAAAGAGTTTCCCTTTGAGTTTGAGGATGTTTGGCTGTTTATGGAACAGAAGCGGGCTAAAGAGCTATGGCAAGAAAGAATAATGACACTCAAAAAAGAGATAGATATTCACGAGGATTGCTTGGGAGATAATATGCTTCCTGTGGTCATGCCAGTTAACCATAGCTTTACTGAAAAGCAATACATCAGAGAGTTTAGAGCGCCAGCAAATCACACCATAGTAAGCAAGATACACAACACTAACTACCCTTTAATATTATTGGAAGGTGATGTGACAATAGTTGAAAAAGATGGTACAAAAAGAGTGAAAGCTCCATATTATTCAATAACAGAAGTTGGAACTATGAGGGCGGTTGTTGTGCATCAGGATTGTTATTTCATAACGGTTCACATTTCAGAGGCTACAAATATCGTTGATGCAGAAAAAGAAATTTTTGCAAAAACATTTGATGATGTTAAGGTAAACCCTAAAGACAGTTGTTTTTTAGAAAAATTTATTGAAGAATTAAGGAACTCAAAATGAGCGGAGCATGGACAGCAGCAGCAACAATAGCGGGGTCAGCAATTACCGCTGACGCAATGAAGGATGGCGCAAGTCAATCAGGCACATCTACAACCACGACTCTTGCCCCCTCTTATATTCAACCTCAGTATGACCGTTTGGCTTCTGATATTGAAAATATTCGGAATAGAGGTCTTTTTGGAGAGATTCAAACACTTTCCCCTTACGAGCGCTCTCTTGCTGAACGCGGGATGGCCCTTGCCGAATCTGGCGACCCATTCCAAGAAGCAGGTACGCAAGCTGTATCAAATCTTTTGGCTCAGGGCGGTCTGCTTGGTGAGGCTGCTGATGTTTATCGCGGTGTTGCTGGTGACAGTATGTCCTCCCCTGCATTTCAAGCAGCTTCTCAGCGCATAATTGACAGAACAATGCGCCCTCTGACATCTCAGTTTGCGGCTGGCGGCAGACTTGGTAGTGGCTTGTTTGCAAGCACTGCTGGAGAGGCTGCTGCTGAAGCTCTTGCTCCAATGATGTTTGATGCTCAACAACAAGACATTGCTAACCGCATGGCAGCGGCACAGGGCCTGACTGGAATTGCTGGTGAAGAGGCTCGTCGCACGGGCGTTGGTCTTGAGGCGGCTTCAGCTGTTGGCCAAATGCCATTTACAGACATTCAGCGCGGAATGGCCTTGGGTGGTCTGTTAAGCTCGGAAGACTATGCCAAGCGTCAGGCTGAAGTTACTGCCGCACAGCGTTACTCTGACATGATTCGTGGCGCAACTGTTGGTCAGCAACAAACCCAACCGTTGTACTCTCCTAATTATAGTGGGCTGGGTATTGGGGCTGCTTTGACTGCTGCCGCTCCTCAAATTGGTCAGGCTTTCGCAAACTATCAAAACAGACCTCAGCAACTCCTGACATCACCAGCCAACACGGGCACAGGCGCTCCTGTTACGGTTGCCCCCTTGCCGCCACTAGGAATGGGAAACTAAACAATGTCTCTTCTTAAAACACCATATCCAATGCCTCGCCCTACAATGCCTCAAGACAACATGGGGATGTTAAGCGATGCAGACGCCCAAAGAATAGTTCAACAGACTCAAGGTGGCTCCCCAAACATTATGTCCCGCATTGGCTCTGGATTGCTTGGCGGCGCAAGTCGTGTCGGAAGTGGTCTTCTTGGTGCTGGTCGTGACATTGGCCGCGCCGTTGCTCCAGTTGCACCTCAAGCTCTAATGAACATTGCTGACACTATGCGCTTTTATCAGACAGCACAGATGCAGCAACCGTCACTGGTTACGGCTTCTGAATTAGGAAAACTTCGTCCAATTAATCCTGCGGGAATTGCAGCTATGCTTCCACAACTTCGCGCTGAGGAACAGGATGCTATGCAGAAACCAATGCTTGATGCTCTTAAAGCTCAAGCTGATTTAGCTAGGGCAAAAGGCTCTGGCAAAACTGGCACTCGTTACAAGTACCCGTCTCTTTATGTAAATAAAGATAATCCAGACGACTTTATTCGTACATTAACAGACACTCAGACTCAACAAGTTGTTGACCAAGCGACATTTAATCCAATCGACACATCTGTTTATGTCCCATCAAGTTTGGGTATTATGGGCAAGGGGATTGCTTCTCGCGCAGATTTAAGGAAAGAATATTCAAGCTTAAACACAACTGCTGGCCAGTTTAAGAATGTTCAAAAGTTTTTTGATAAACTTCCAGACCTTGAAAAAGGTTTGAAGGGAAAAATGCAAACATGGTCAGGCGACCTTAAAACTATCTTTGGGGCTGACCTCTCTCCGCAAGAAGCTGCTCGGCGACTGGCGCAGGGTGAGCAACAGGGACTTTTGGGCATGTTCAGGGAGCAAGTTGTTGGTGGCGGCGTTATGACAGAGCAAGATGCTCGCCGCGTTATGGAGCGTCTTGGTAGTTCTCTGGGCGATTGGACAACAGACCCAAGCATTGTTGCTCGTGCTGTTCAATCAGTGATGGAAGAAAAATACCAAACCTATGTTGGGGACTCTCAGTTTTACAGTTCTTCTCGCTCCGACTTTAGAAATGCGCCAGAGCATAAAACAGTGGAAATGCCAACATTTGAGATTCCTCAAGACTTTTTGGACGCTGGCTTTGACAAAGATGATTGGGCTGAAACGCCTTATGAAGAACGCCTTAATTGGCGTGGACTATAGGAGAGTTACATGGCTTCTAAACAAGAACTTATAGACAGAGCAAAAAAAAGAAAACAAAAGAAGCAATCGGGGGTAGATGATTCTTCTGTTCGCGCTTCTGACGTTATTCGCGCAACGGGTCAGGGTCTTTCATTCGGATTCGGTGACGAGCTTGCGGCAATTTTTAAATCAGCATTTGGCGACAAAACCTACGAAGAGGCTGTAGCCGAGGAGCGAGCCAAGCTAGAGGCTTTCCGTAAAAATAATGCTGGTCTCGCTTATGGCTTGGAAATTGCTGGCTCTATTCCATCGTCTTTGTTGGGCGTTGGTCTTTTGGGTCGCGGCGCACAGGTGGCGTCTAAAGCAGTCCCTCTATTGGCCAAGACACCAACTGCGGTAGGAACAGCATTGGCGACAGGCGCAGAGGGCGCTCTTTACGGTGCAGGCTCCTCAGAAGAAGGGCAGCGTTTGCAAGGTGCTGGTGTCGGTGGGGCCGTGGGCGGCGTCCTAGGGGGCGCCGCAGGAGTTGTTCTTCCTAAAATCTCTAAAGCAGCAAAAGGTTTAATTGAAGAAGGAGTCCCTGTCACGGCTGGACAGGCAATGGGTGGTGGCGTTAAGCTCTTGGAAGAGGGTCTTGGGGCTATTCCTCTTGTTAAAGACATTGTAAAAACAGCTAAAGATAGAGCAACACAGGGTTTCACATCCGCTTCAATGAATCGAGTTTTGGCCCCTATCGGTGAAAAGTTGCCAAAGGAAACGGTCGGGTCTGATGCGCTTGACGCGGCTTTAGATGTGATATCAAAACAATATGAGGATGTTATTCCTTCTTTAAATGTTAAGTCCTCTGAGGAAATGTCTGCGGCTGTCCAAAAAGGCATACTTGATGCGGCTGAGAACCAACCAACACTATACGGAAAAGACTTGAAGGAGTTTAGCGACCTTGTGGGAAACATTTTCTCTAAACTGCCAAAGTCGGGTAAGGTTGATGGAAGTGTTTTAAAAGAAATTGAAACTCGTCTGGGTTCTGCTGCTAAGATGAAATTTAAGTCTGGTCGCCCAGACACAGCATTTGCTTTAAATGACGTAAAGGCTGCGTTTAGAAAAGAGCTTTCTCGCCAAGACGAAACTGGGTCTAAGGCGTTGGCCAAAGTAAACGAAGCGTACAAAAACATTCTTCCAATTGAAAAGTCTGTAAATAAGGCAATAGCCGAGGGGGGAGCGTTTACTCCTAAGCAGCTTATTCAGTCGATGAAACAAGTTTCCCCGCGCCAAGCCGCACGAGGCAAAATGACCGACCAAGACTTTGCTCAAGCAGCACAAGATGTTATCGGCAAAAAGTCTGGAGAAGGCTCTTTAGTTGCTCCGCTAACTGGTTTGGGTGTAGCTCAACAGGCGATGGTGGGCAATATTGCGCCAGCAATGGCACTAATTGGAGGCGCCGCGCTATCGCAACCCGCCTACTCTCGCGTAGGCGTCCCTATTACTCGTGGACTACTTAACCTTTCTGGGAGGTCAATTGAGACACTTGCTCCAGTAGCGGGTGGTTTGCTTGGCGGAGCATCAGGTGAAGACACAAGAGAAGTGATTAAACAGAAAGTAAACTAATCATGGCTAAAAATAGTATTAGAGATTATGCAAACGCGGCGGCCTCCAACACGGATGTGCAGTCGGTAAATATTGACGAGGGCTGTAGTCCTGCTGGCATTAACAACGCCATTCGTGAGGTTATGGCGGATTTGGCTGATGTCAATGACGGTACCATCTCTCTTGTCTCTCCCGACTTTGATGCGGCTACAATCAACAGTGTGGCTATTGACGCCTTCCCGTCTGGCACGAAGATGTTGTTCAATCAGACTGCTGCTCCTACGGGCTGGACAAAAGACACGACACACAACGACAAGGCTCTCCGCATCACCAACGGAACGGTTGGTACTGGCGGTTCTGTGGCGTTTGAAACTGCATTTGCGAGCCAAACTCCAGCGGGTACAATTGCTGTCACAGTAGCAAGTCACGCACTTACTATCTCAGAGATGCCTTCTCACAACCACAGCATTACCCCGAATACTGTTAACGGAACTCAATCTGATGGCGGCACTTTTGGTGCAGGCGGAGGTGGCGATAGCCGAACTTTGACCATAGGAAACGAGGGTGGTGGGCAACCGCATACTCACGCAAACTCCACAGGCACATTTACTGGAACGGCAATGAACCTTGATGTCCAGTATGTTGATATTATTATTGCGACCAAGGACTAAGCCATGAAGCTGGAGGTAAAAGCCAATTGCCCCATGAACAACTTCGAGCCTTGCAAGAAGTTTGATTGCGCTTGGTTTACCGAAATTCGTGGGCAGAACCCTCAAACGGGTGAGGATGCATCTGAGTGGAATTGTGCTATAAACATGATACCGCTTCTTCTCCTTGAGAATGGCAGGCAGACGCATCACACAGGCGCGGCTATTGAGAGCTTCCGCAATGAGATGGTTAAGGCAAACGAGACAAGCACAGAGCTTATGGTTGCAGCCGCAGAGGGCCGTTCACCAAAACTAATCGAGGGTTAATATGACTAAGTCAAACATCACTGAGTACGACAACACAGCGGCTAATAACACCGATGTTGAGGATGTGCCTCTGGGTGAAAACCTGATGTATCCATCTGATGTGAACAATGCGTTCCGTGAGATAATGGCCGACTTAGCTGACGTCAATGATGGCACAGTGGCTCTAAC